AAAAACCTCAACTGCCCCGATTTCGAAGAATCAGTATATGTTAAGCCTAACTCTTGAAGTAAAAATTCCGCCACTGTGACCTGGTTGTACAAATCCACAACCTCATCAGAGGCCCCGTTAATATTGTCATCTCCAAGGGTGGCGCAGGCAGCCTGCTCCCAAAAATCAACACGCCCTGTCCAATTCAAATATGCGCAGGACATGCAACACATGGAATAAGCAGAATTGATAAAAGCAGTCAATGGGTGACCACTAGGCATAGACCTAGACCACTGAACTATGTGGTCCAACTGAAAGCCGCCACCAACTATGTGCCGGCTAAACGCCAAATCCATAAAAAGAACATAACGGGCTGTGTTTGCACTGCGTTCGGCACCTCTGATGTCATACCACTCATTAATAAAGCCAAGCAACCCAAACAAAAACCGAGGTAATTGCGTCGTGTCAAAGCCTTTAAAGTCGCCATCCCAGCACTTGTCCCCGTGCTGCGTCACCCAATGGCGTAACCAAGGCCACTCGCAAAACTCCCTAATACCAGGACACATCCCGTTGTGAGTGTGCAAAGTCATCTGCGCAGCCACCACAACTCCAAAATACATTCTACATAATATGTAATAATGTATGCTGGTTCCTGCAATGTATCTCGCGTCCTTACCTTGTTTCCTGGTTTCATCCTTGCAAAAGCCTCGACAAATAAAAAACGGCCTTTTGCCGTCTTCGACCAACTTGGCCAAAGCCATAACCTCAGACTCCAATTTCTTGGCGCGTGGATTTTCCAAGTCAAACTCGTTTCCATCGCCCCAAAAATAAGACTTGTCCTCAGCCTTGAGGCACATAGGATATCCAACTGAAGTGCCTCTAGGAATACCTTTAAGCCCTAAGGCCGGGTTGCCAACAACAGCCTCCCTGTATGACAAAACGCGACCCTCTATGTTGGTTGTACACTCAGAAAACTTCTTCATTCCGGCACGTATGCCCGGTTTAAGCCACCACTTATCGACAAACTTTGGTGGCCCCGCATAAGGCTTCAAAGCCCGCGTCAAAGCAGTTTCTCCGGGCCCAACCCATCCCAACTTCACTGGTTCCAAGTTGGTCTCACCAAACACTTTCTCTCGTCCTATGAACGTCTGTTTCAACTTCGACTTCACAGGTATTGAAACTGGTTTATTAACCTTGCCAAGGCTCTGAAAACTACCAAAAGCCATCTTCTGGTCAGGATCCTCATCGGCAGCATAAAATGGAAACTCTAAAGAATCCTCCATTTGAACGCCACACTGGGTGTACAACCCTGATTGTTCATCCGTTTCCACCATGTCAAGCTCAGCTTTCAAAGGGCATCCAGTTTTCTCTCTCAATTTATCAAGAGCTCGCTCAACGAGCTCCGATGTTAATATGGTACTGTATCCCC